AAAGATGGGCTTTTGATACCGCTCATCAGCGCCATTGGCTTGTTGAAGACTACTGTTCTAAAGGTGACACACAATGACACGACTAGAGGCGCTGACGGAACTGCGGGACAAGGTGAAGGCGGGGGAAACGGGCATGTTTAGTCCGCTTATGAAACAGCATTACGGATTTGATGTGGCTGTTGATGCAATGCGCGCCTTCAACGGCTCACTCGACGCCGCCAAGGCGCTGCATGACGCGGTTTTGCCGGGGTGCAATCAATACAGCATTGTGACTGACCCGACATGCCTTCGCGTTCGGGTATGCTGGTGGCCTGACGGTCTTTCAGGAGAGCGTCAAGTGTTCGGCGAAGGGTGGAGCGAAGACAACCCCGCCCGCGCATGGCTTTTGGCAATCCTCGAAGCGCTTATCGAGCAGGAATCTACCCCGCCGTCCGCCACCGAATAAACACGGGCAAGCGGTTAAACGGGCCGTCACGGTATGCTGTGCCGATGCTTGGCGTTTCTAGAATGCGCACCACGCAATCCGCGTTAGTGTATTGCGCGCCTTTCGGCATGTGTGCGCGGATTGCGCCAGCTAGGCCGATTTGTTGCGCATATGTCCAGCTATCCAGCGGGGTCATGATGGCAATTGCAAGTTGCCCGCGATGTTCGTCAGATGAACTGGGATTGACATATCGCGGCACAGGATCAAACCGCACGTCTTGCACAAGGATGAACGGCTTGCTTGTGTCAGTGGGGTAATTCTCATGCGCGTCAATAATGTCGTATCCGCCTGGCAACGTGTCAAGGCGCGCCTTTAGTGCAAGCCATATCTTAGCGTCTAGCTGTGTGATCAATGCCATGAAAATACCTGTTGACTTGTGCCATTGTAGCGCGTATTATGGTGGTATGCAAAGAGGAAACAGAAATGACCCACATCTACCAATTCGCGAAAGAACAATCCACACAAGGCCGCGTGATCTTGGCGCGTGATCCTAAGAAAGTCATGCCGACAAAAACAATCCGGCCCGTTGACTTTGACCGCCGTGTCATGCTAGAAAACGGCAAGATGTGGATTGACGGCGAAGCGGTCGAAAGTTGGGTAATTTGCGTTAGGCCGTGACAGAAAGGAGTGGACGCGTGAGTGACGTTGATATCCACATTGACTACATCGGCGGAAACTGCCCTGTTCAAGCGGAAGGAACGGTTGGCGGCAAGCCGTTTTATTTCCGCGCAAGATGGGATAAGTGGTCAATGGGCATTGGCGGCGATCCTGTTCTAAACCCCGAGTTTTACCGCGAGGCACCGTATGGCAAAAAGCAAGGAGAAGCTGGATGGATGCCTCAATATCAAGCTTTGATCTTTATTGCAAAGTCCATTAGAGAGTATGCAGAATTGGATGCCTAAGCCGCCCCCATCCTCAACCGAGTAGCCGCGCGGCGCATTATTGACGCATATTTCTGCCCAGCCGCAGTGATCCAGAAACGACCCGGCTGATTGTAATATCTTCCAAGGCTATCGTATCCAGTGAAGCCATATTCCAGGCGGCGCGCGTATGGTGCTTGATAGACCATCATAATGCGGTCGCCTAGCTTCAGTTGATCTATGACTGACAGCGCGCGCACGTCATTGTATACTGACCCATAGGCGGCGTTGGGGCCTTCTGGCATTTGGCCATTAATGCCGAGCGTTAGGCTTGACCGCAAGAACCCAGTATCGATAGGCGTTGTGTCGCGCAGGTGAATAAAAAAGTCAAGCACGCCAATTTTGAACGCTTCTTCGCTTCGCTCAATGGTCTGTTTGGTCCACTTGTTCACACTTGCTAGAAAACCCCGCGTTGTTCCTACACTTCCATTTACGCGCGCCATTCCAGCAAGCCCTTCTTGTCTATCGAATAATCCGCTCGGCACATGCAGTTGATCGTGTGCTCTGCGCCAGCGCCTAGCGTTGTGTCGTGCGGGTATCGCATCATAATCCCATCAGGCGAAACAAAAGCCGTTTCAATGCCTCGCACGACTTGACCGCTCATTGCTTCATGCTCTGGGCGGTCAATTGCAGCGCGTCCAGTGTGCACCCACTTCTTTAGCAGGAACTCATCTGGTATTCCTGCCTTTTCCATACCTTCGCGCCATGCGTCAGCTTTGCCGCTTTCGATTGCGTTAATCGTTTCCGTGCGCGCAATCCGCATACCCCGCGCCATCAGCATGGTGTTTTCGTATCTGCGCAAAATCCCTTCGATCTGCGCCGCCGTAAGCCGATCACCACGCGCAATCACTCGCTGGATGAATGCACGGTCGCGCGGCGTTAGCTTCATACCTAGCGCGCGTTTTGGGTCCGCTTCAAGGTATCCCGCCAGGTTATTGACCCATCGCATAGACTGCGGATCAAGCCCTACAATGCCGCCTGTTCGCCGCCCGCTAGGCCCTATGCGCCCCACAAGGTCGCGTGCGATACGGTCAAACCCGCGCCCGAAAGCGTATCCGTCTGCAATCGTATCGCGAGCAAGTGCGCGTGCCTCATCCGACAATTCAACTGCAAGCGCGGTTGCGTTTTCGCGTATCCATGTTTCGGATCGTGGCGAGAGCGTGTTGAACCGCGTATACCCCCAAGGCCCGCGATTGATCGTTGCCGCCCCAGATCGACCGTAGGTTTCCGCTATCAATGACTGCAAGCGCACCATAGCGCCTGGGTCAATCCCTAGAGCGTCAACAGCCCCTGCAATGTCATTGCTGCGCAGCGCGTCCCGTAGTCTGCCCATCTGCGCGCGTTGCTTTATGTCAGCCATAGCGGCAAGGAATGCCCGCCTGATACGCGGCTCCATGTCCTGCGTTATCTTGCGGATTTGTTGCTCATAGGTCGCATCTTTTAGGTATTGACGCGCGTCTGGTGATGTGCTAGGCATGTTCTAGGATATACCACATAGCCAAAGAGAGGGCAAATAAGATGGCATATGAACCAAACCAAGAAGTAAAGGATGTTGTTGCTATTGTGACTGTGAAGATGAAGTTCCGAACAACTCTTATGGGAATTGACTATATCGAAAGCGACGGCACAGACGAAGGGGCTTTTAAGGCCGCAATAGCAGATATTGGATTTGACCAGTGGGAAACGGCAGAGCTAGATCAAATCATTTCAATTCAAGAAGATTGATAATCAAATAGAAAGGGCAAATAAGATGCGATACAAGGTTGGGGATAGGGTTAAAAGCAACAAATACCCAGAGTGGGTAGGTAAAATTTTGTATGTTGTGGAGACAGAGTATGTCAATCCAGAATTTTGCTTTTGCAGTCCGTTTGCCAAGCTTTACCCGATGCACAACGCGGAAAAAGGATCACTATTTTTTCATCACAGTGAACTCGAACCCGCGCCCATTGAAGAACCCGCCCCAATTGAAAAACCCGCCCACATTCAGGAGCCCGCGCCGCTAGACTTGGCCGCACTCGCAAAGCAAAACGGAATTGTGATTACCGTCACTATGGGCGGTGTTTCTATTGCCTATGACGGGCGCGCTAACCCCTAACCACAGCAATAGTCGCAACAGGCTCACCCGCAGCGGGTATTTTAATAAGGCGAAGGACGGTCACAATCTGGCCGTCTATTCGCACTTTCTGGCCTGCTCCAATCGTGCCCTGAAACATCACTTCGCGGTCGCTCGAAACGATATTGACGTTATCCACATACTGCACAGAAACACCGCTCACAACCGCGTCAATCTCTTGCCATTCGGTTGTGACGGTTGGCGGATCGTATTCTGTAGCACCTTGCGTTTTAGTTTCTGTGCCGATCTCGACGGTGCCTTGTTTGTATTTGGATAGCAGCTTTCCCGCAGTGCCGCGAAGCCGATCATACAACCCTGACATCTGTCATCCTAACACCCGGCTTGCCGCCGTTCACTAGATAAGGCGCAATCCAGCGCATCCCAGCCGTGATATATGGCTGCACCATGTCTATACTCGCCACTGTCTGCGAAGAATCGTAACCCACTTCGATCTGGCCCACCTTCTCGCGGTCAACAATGATTTCGCGCAAGCTGGTGTTAGGTGACAATACGCCAACAGACTGAAATTCAGCCCGTGCGAACTCATGCTGCGCATTCTTGACGGCCTGCGGGATCGTGCCGCCGAATAGCGGGTATGTGTCAGACTTCCACCGCAAGCCCATCATATAGGCATATGCGCGGCGCAAGGCGGCTTCTTTTGATTGCGGACTGCCTGCTAGGCTTTGTCCATAGTATGCCGTCGCATAAGCCTCGCATTGCGCTACTGTCACATAGCTGTCAGCGCCAGATACGCCCGTCCCGTTTTCGATTACCAGCGCCATTCGTCACCTCTTTTGCGCGATTGTAGCAGAAAAGGGATTGACAGGCAAAGCTAGGCAATGTATAGACCTAGAAAGCATAGGAGGAATACATGCTGATCTTTGGTGAACACGACTATAAAACACTGCAACAATTTGAGAAAGCCGCCACATACGAGAGCGCTGCTGGTGGCGTATTGTGCGCCGATGGTCATTATGGTTATGCGCACCCTATCGGCGGCGTTGTGGGATACACTGACCATATTAGCGTAAGTGGTGTTGGATTTGATATTGCTTGCGGGAACATGGCCGTCAAACTTGACGTTATGCGCAAAGATATTTCCAAAGATACGGAATTGTTGCTCAAATACATCGCTTCGCATGTTTCATTCGGTGTTGGCCGCGTGAACAATGAAAAGGTAGATCATCCTATTTTTGGGTCTGATCTATGGGATCAAGCTGGCGTTACTGACTTGCGCAAGATGGCGCACTCGCAGCTAGGCACGGTTGGCAGCGGAAATCACTATGTTGATTTGCTGGAAGATCAAGACGGGTTTGTCTGGATTGGCGTTCATTTTGGGTCGCGCGGGCTGGGTCACAAGATCACAACAAAGGCTTTGCAATCTATTGGCGCAAAGGATAGCATGGATGCAGAACCGGCACTTATTCCGCTTGACACTGACCTTGCGCGAGAATATCTAGCTGGCATGGAATTGGCGGGGGAATACGCATATGCGGGCCGTGAATGGGTTGTGGAAAAGGTCCGTTCAATCATCGGTGGAAATGTGACTTTTACAGTCCACAATCACCATAACTTCGCTTGGCGCGAAGCGCACTTTGGCAAAGATATGTGGGTTGTCCGTAAGGGCGCAACGCCTGCATTTCCCGGCCAATATGGTTTTGTTGGCGGGTCTATGGGAGATAATGCCGTGATCCTAAAAGGTGTTGACAGTGAATTGTCGCGCCATGCCATGTATTCAACCGTTCATGGCGCTGGACGTGTTATGTCTCGGACTGCGGCGCGCGGCAAATTTGTTAAGAACCCTGAAACCGGAAAGAAAGAACGGCAACAGGGTCTTGTGCGACACGATGAATGGCAAAAATGGCTTGCGGATTTTGGCGTTGCCGTTCTTGGTGGCGATTTGGATGAAAGTCCGCAAGCATACCGTCGCTTGACAGATGTTCTAGAATACCATAAGGATACAGTGTCGATTGAGTATGTCCTGAAGCCATTCGGTGTAATAATGGCGGGGTCTAACGAATTTGATCCTTATAAGGATTAAATCAATTCTGCGCGTGGGCAAGTCTGGTTAAGCTGCTTCCCTTGGAAGGAAGAGATCGCAGGTTCAAATCCTGCCGCGCAGACCAAATCGAATGGAGTAACCCAATGAACCCCTACACCGAAAACGGCTATATCGACCGCATGGATTACCTGCAATCGCTCGCAGAGGAATATGACGTATCGCTTGCTATTGTGCGCAACTTGGCGCAATTGCTTGGCCCGAGTGAGGACTTTGACGGGCTTGTGACTGCTCTAGAGGATTATGCGGGATGAAAAAGGCATATATCTGCATGGAAACATACAACTGCACAGGCGGCGTTGTATTCGCAAAGACAAATCTTGAAGCAAGGAAAATAGCCGCAAATGAATGGAATGATGGTGAACTAGGCGGATTGTCTGTAAGGCGTGCGACAGATTTAGATGAATACGCTGAAACTAATCGCGTCCCCGCTTGGAAACTGATTGTAAATCACGGCTGGAGTTGGGAAGATGGCTGCTCATATTGCGGCCAAAGCTTAAATTATGACGACCTTCAAGACGCAGGAAAAGACCCGTGCGATGTGGTCGGTTTTGATGGCTTCCATGTTTATTGCAACGAAGATTGCAAAGAACGGCAAGACGAAATAAATGAAGGAAAAGATCGCGCAGGAGATGCTTTTTTAAGCCAAATACTGAAGCGCATTAAATCACGATTTGGAGATGTTGATATTGTAAAAACCCACCATTTCACAACATACAGAGAGGGATATTTTACAACAGAACAAGCTATTGTTGACTTTGATTTTCCGGGTCGAAAATACGGATATGCGTCTTTGCGCTACTCAAACGACACATACAAGCCATGCGAAAAACTTATGCCATGCACGTTGCATGTTCTGTGTTCAAATGGAGATATTGAGGCTTTTGAGGCTTTCTCCAAAAAATAAACCGCCCCCGAAAGGGCGGTTTGCCTTTTGCCTAAGCAATTAGCGGGGATTAGGCATATACGCCTTTACGAAGAACTTCAGGGCGCTTGCACATAATGAGCGGGTAGGAGTAAACTTCCAGATCGCGCCACGCTTGCCGCCCAGTGAAGTCTTGCAGCGTCCAAGCATATACAGACTGACCCGGAGCGCCGATGAACGGCTCAAATTCATCCGCAGGTGCCATAATGTGCGTAAACACGTCATTTCCGCCAATCGGGAAGAAGTGCGCTTCTTCGGGATCAACCGCAACAGTCGTATTGTCGTCCGAACCGCGATAGTTGTGGAACGTAATGCCGCCCACAGAGAATTGCGAATAGGGATCAATCCCGCGCAGTTCGGCGGACGCTTGCCAATTCAACCACAGCTTAGTCACGCTTGGGTGAGTGATGATATTGTCAAAATAGTCATCACCAGCCAGCGCGTGGATTGTGGTATTTTGGCCGATTGCGCCTTTCGAAGTGC